CTATTTGTTGGTATCACTAACAAATATTTATACTCGCTAACTGAGAACAGTCATGGCAAATTTATTCATTAGTTTTCCAACTTTGAATTTGGTCTTATCAACCAACATGTTTGATTTTATGAGATTTGGTAAATTTGCAACTACCACTTCAGATATAGTCAGGCATGAAGGGTTTTTCTCACAAATCTTTGCCATTATTAAAGCAAGGTTTTATTATAACAGACGTGCTGTGATAGAACCACAAGTTCACGCTGAAATTCAAAATTACATCTGTGAGGACCAGGAAGAGAGTGTTGATGAAGCACTTGAATGCTTGGAAGATGTATTTATCACGGAGGTTGAGGAAGGAGTTTCCAAACCCATTTTGCGATTTAGAAAAGTGAAACGAAGATTAAGATCACAGTTTCTTTGTAAAATGGTGTCTTCCCTCAAGGAGAGATTTTACTCTCATGGTTTTGAGGATGTTCAATCCAACAGAATGGTTTTGTATAAAAACACTGTTGAGATCCTTAAGAAATTAAATGTTCGTATTTCGGAAAGAGCCGGTATTGCTTCCACCGTTGTTGAACTTTTCTTTGTAAAAACCGTTGCCGAGATAAGATGCGAGGGGATCCGCAAGAGTGCTATTAAACGTAGCCAGCTTGAGGCCTTTGAGAATACTGTTGTCCAATTTAATTGGCAACGGTACTGGGGTTTTGGGATTGTATCCCAAGCCCCTGTCCCCGCCCAATAAGGGTGCCCTTCTTTGTTACGTGGTTCTACAGAAATGTTTTCTAATATTTTTGTTAATCGATTGAACGTAACAAAGACAGGGTGCCCTATAAGGATGAGATCCATGACACGTTTCACTGGAGTCTCAGCAGATGAAACGATCTCATCCTTTGATAATAGCATTGACAATGCGCTGAACGCCGTTACAAATCGAGTTTTGAGTTATACCCAGAACGGCGAGCGATTTTTGATCAGTGAAAAACTGGACAAGCATTCTGGTCCTATGTCTAAATATTTGAGCTATGAATTAGTTAAGCTAGCGAATCAAGACGTTGTAGCCTCCCCGATCCCTGAAAAGAAATTTCCAGGTTTGTATCAGGGCGCCCGCAACAAGATTTACGCAAGAGCTGAAAAATCATTGTCTAGAGATCCATTGTTGAAATCTAAGGATTGGCAAATATCTATGTTTCTCAAATATGAAAAAGACATTCGCAGCGTCAAGCCAGATGCTGTGCCTCGCGTTATATCTCCACCCGGACCTAGATATAGGTTAAAACTTGGGTGTTACGTGAAGGCTGTAGAGGAGGGAATCTATGAAGATATAAATAAAATGTTCGGATATCATGTGGTTGCTAAGGGAATGAATTATGAGCAACTTGGTGGTGTTATATCGGAACACTGGCATTCTTTTAGTCGTCCAGCATCTATTGATTTAGATGTGAAAAGGCTAGATCAGGCCATTACTGTTGAGATGTTAGTTTGGGCACACCAACTAATTTTATCTAAATTCGTCGGCTCAGACCGAGATGAACTTGAGTTTCTTTTAGAGAAACAGTTGAAAAGTAAAGTCTTTGCTAAGTGTGATGATGGCTTCCTCACTTACAAAGTTGTTGGTACCCTAACTAGTGGCCAACCGAATACTTCTCTCACAGGAGTTTCCATAGTTACGTCTATTATCCATGCTTATTCACGTAAGTGTGGGTTTCGTATTAGACTTATCAATTGTGGAGATGATTGTACTATTATTTGCGATGAAAAATATGTAAAAATTTTGAGCAGAGATATACAAACCTGGTTCAAGGAGTTCGAATTTAGAACAAAAGTTTCACAAATCAATTATCTTTTGGAAGGAATTGAATTTTGTCAGACTAAACCTGTTTACGTCAATGGCCATTATCAGATGGTTAGAGATGTCAGAAATGCGATTATAAAAGACAGTACCAGTATTGACTTACTGGATACTCCACTGTTATGTTCAAAATGGTTACAAGCTGTAGCCAGTGGTGGTTTAGCCACGCATGGAGGCATCCCAATTTTTCAGGAATTTTATACTTGTTATGCAAGATCCTCGAAATATATGATTAAGAGACTCCTACTTAATCGGAGACAACGTAAAAATCTCAACAGCAGAAAAGAACTTCGTAGTATTGAGAAGAGTTCAATGAAATACTGGGGTAAAGGAATGAACAACAAATACGTTGACCATATTAGTCCAAAAACTAGGTATAGTTTTTATTTGGCTTTCGGTTATACACCACAAGAGCAAGTTATATTTGAGAAATATTACATGAATTACGTATCTGTCTTTATCAAACCAGTAGAATCAACTCCTCAATTCCCTGTCCTCCTCTACGAGGTGGCGCAGTAGGAAAAACTTGCCTCAAAGACAACACAGGTCTATAAATAGTTGTGGTGGTGGCTAACTTACCAGTTTTTATTGGTAATATGATGGTGAGTTTCTTTCACCTGATAATTGGGTCCCTATTTTAATGCCCAAAACGTTTGATTAACCTTCTATTGATCAACTACTTCGAGCGAGTTGCTATATGTAGAAGGCATTCAGTAAATACTTACGTGCTAAACAAAATGCCGAGAGACTGCACGGCGCATCGTCCAGATAATAGGGATGAACAGTCCAGTTGTCGTTTGCTGGATCCAATACAAAACGACACAATTAAATGCCTCAACGAAAGGTCAAAAAGAACAAGCCCAAGCAAAATCAACTTGCTGTAAGAGGATCAGGAGCTTATCAGCTCCCACCAAATGTAACGCGCGGTTTACAATACGCGGCGGAAACATCGTTTCCGAATCCCAAAAAGAAAAATACCTGGCAAAACCAATTGGCTCAAACTCTTGGTGGCTTTGCTGGCGGAGCCTTTGGCGGTCCTGTAGGATCTGCCTTAGGTTCTTCTGCCGGCGGGGCTTTAGCTAGGTGGCTCGGTTACGGAAAATATTCCGTATCACGAAATTCTTTAACAAAAATGAGACCTGGGAATGTGCCTGAAATGCATCAGATGAATGAATCTATTGTTTTAAGACATAGAGAATATATCACTGATGTCATAACAGGTACTTCCAATGGTTTCAATGTCAACTCATACAATTTAAATCCTGGTGTTGACACTACTTTCCCTTGGGGAAGTAGTGTAGCTCAAGCCTATCAAGAATGGAAACCAAAAGGTATTATCTTTGAATTTGTTAGCACTTCAGCTGATGCACTTAATAGTACTAATACCGCTTTGGGCTCTGTTATTATGGCTACTCAATATCGTGCTTCTGCACCCGCTTTTACTTCAAAATCTCAGATGGAAAATGAGTTCTTTGCTAGTAGCGGAAAACCTTCAGAAAATCAATGCCATCCTATTGAATGTGCCCCGAAAGAGGATCCTTATAACATTCACTATGTAAGAGGCAATGCAGTCCCTACTGGAGATGATGTTAAATTGTATGATATAGGTTTATTCTCTTTGGCCACTACCGGCTTTCAAGCTAGTAATGTCAATATAGGAGAACTTTGGGTTTCTTATGAGATTGAGCTGTTAAAACCAGCTACTGCTGAATATTCAGGGCAGTTTTTACCAAGCGCTCACTATAACCTAACTGTTCCTTCAAACTCCAACTATTTTGGTGGAGCGACGCTTGAATGGGACAGTATTGGGTTTACCGTGAGTGGCAATGTTATAACAGCTCCAAAAGAACTCACTCCCGGTACCTATATGTTGATTTATCAAAACGTCGGAACTTCAGCTGCTATGCAAGCTCCTTCTATCGCTTATACCCAAGGTTTAGCTGTTGTTAATCTTTGGGATGTTAGTGCGTTGGACTCTACTTCAGCTGTTTCGACTGGAAGCTCTACCGGTGGCCAATTTATTTTGTGTCTTACATTTACTTATGTACCAAATAATAATGCCACTTTGCCTACCATGACTTTTTCGTCTGGTACTATACCAACGGCTTCCTCCAATGGTGATTTATTTATTTTCCAGCTAAATTCGAATTTAGTTAAATAAATTTTGTTCAGGTTATGTAATATATTAAGTCGTATATTAAGGAAATTAACACTTCTACCTTACAACGTTACCTCCTACTTGGTTAAAGTTTGTAACATAGACTATAAATTATTAAACGTTTCATTACGACTCTACTTAGGAGTATAAACTTTTAGTTTAGGCTAAACACTGGCTGCTAACCAGTGAGAAAAATTTACTTACCATGTCTTTGTTAGGAAGGGGATGTGGTATTGCTGTTCTATTTATTCCTAGAACCGGGTTCTCCTAGCCCGGTAACCTCTTTCAATCGGGGGAGATGGGTGAATTTCCCGTCAATTTCTATGGTGGAATTTAAATAACTGGTTACGGTGTTAACCTGTCCGTAATACCAAACCGTCCTAGGCGGTATACAAGAATAGGGTGTTAGTTGTA